CAGAAATGTTGGCTTTACTTTTTTTATTGCGTATACTTATATATAAACAGTTATTAACATGAGCAACAAAGTTGTAAACGATGCTTACCCAAGCAGACCAGTAGTTACAGATGATGATTTGAAAGCACAATTCACTCAAGACTACGTCACCGAAATTAACACAAAGTACGATGGTCCAACGGAGATCATTGATTTACCATCCAAAGGATACTTCTATCCAGCAGGACACCCACTTTCAGAAGGGAAGATTGAGATCAAGTATATGACAGCTAAGGAGGAGGATATTCTATCTTCGCAGACCTTGATCAAACAAGGAGTTGTTATTGATAAGCTATTACAATCGTTGATTATTACTAAGGTTAAGTACGACGACTTGTTGTTAGTAGATAAGAATGCAATCTTCATTGCAGCACGTGTACTAGCGTATGGTAACGATTACCCAGTAGAAATAACCTGTCCAGCTTGCGAAACCAAGCAAACAGATCACGTTGATCTTTCTTCATTTGAAGAGAAGCAAGTAGATTGGAGTCAGTTTGAAAAAGGTAAGACTACCTTCGAGTTTCAACTACCTATAACAAAGAAGGTTTTGACGCTCAAGTTTTTAACACACGGAGATGATAAGCAAATCACTGAGAACTTAAAAGCAGCTAAAAAAGTATCTAAGATGACTGGAGTGGATCCAGAGTTAACAACACGTCTACGTCAGATGATTATTGCAATTGATGGGAACGAAGATAAAGCTGAGATTCATAAGTTTTCACAAAACATGCTATCTCGAGACAGTTTAGCACTACGTGAGTATTTGAAATCAATTACTCCAGATATAGAAACCACTTTCCACCACGAGTGTGCAAATTGTGGACATGAGACACCAAAGATGGCTATGCCCATCACGGTGCAGTTTTTTTGGCCTGGGGTCTGATTATCGACCCCTAATCTACGACCAGATCTTTGATCTGATGTATTTCGGAAAGATGGGATTCACGCAAAAAAAGGAAGATAAGCCAGCTCAACACTGGCTTTTCTTTTTAGTCGATATTTATAGGAAAGTCCCTGCATGAAAAAATCAGACTTACATAGAATAATTAGAGAAGAGATACGGGAGTATCAAATCGATGAGGATATTGCTGGCTGGATGGCTGGTGTTGGAAGACAAATTGCTTACAGCATTATCGATAGACGCGCTAAAGGACTGAGTTCAGCGTTAAAATCGGATCCAAAGCTATTGAGATTGGCAAAGGATTTGAAATTAACAGTTGGAGACTTAGAGGGACGTATCAATACGCTATTGGATAGAGATCCACGATTCTTAAAGGCATTAGCTACGCAAAGAGCAAAACGATACTAATAGATGACTGAGGAAAACCTAACCCCCGACTTAGCTAACAAGCTCCGTGAGGCCCTAGGTATGGCTAAGAAGGAGATGAAGGAGCTATATGCAATGGGATCGTTGTATAGCAAATCTCTGACCGGAGCGACAGAAGCAGCTACTCGATCTAATTACATATTGGGGCAACAAGGTGCTTTGGTCACGTCTCTAAACAAATCCATCGATAAGATGAAGGCAGGGACGAGAGAAAGACTTCAGCTAGAAAATCTCACAAACCAAGTCTTAGAAACAGCAAACGATTTAGCAAACGCAAGGAACCAGACCATGGCAGATCTTGTGCTAAAGCAGACAATGCTTAGTACAGGACTAACCGACGAAGCTGCAGAGCAAGCTAAGAACCTCAAACTATTATTAGACCAGGGAGCTATAACAGAGGGCATATATAATATGCACATCAAGCGTCTTCAAGAAGAGCAAGCTCACATCAATCACTTAAAAGAGGAAGTGGAGCTGCAAGAGGAGATAGCTAAGTCTATATTGGAAATCAAAGAAGAAGCAGAGTCTTGGAAAAAGAGCTTTACTAAAACCTTAGAGACCGCTAAAGCAATAGCAAGAGACCCAGCAGTACTAGGTTCGCTTTTGATGAACGAGGGTATAAAAAAGATTGAAGAAGCGTATGAGGGCTTTGAAGAACTTCATCATCAAGGACTCTCAGCAGGTCAAGCTATACAAGCACAATTCAAAGGACTGAGTCTTATGTCGATGCTTGGTCTTTCTGATACGAAAGGAGCTTTACAAGGGTTTACAGAGCAATATGGAGCTATAGGAGGAATATCTAGTGACGTCGTCGATCAAGTTGGTCAAATGGCTCACCACTTTGGAATAAGTGGACAGGAGGCAGCTAAGCTTAATGCGCAACTTTCCATGATGCCTGGTGAAACATCCAAATCAGCTGCAGATGCTGCAGAGCACGTTGGTCACTTAGCCGAAATGCAAGGAATAGCGCCTGGTAAGATCATGAAGGATATGGCTGGTAATACAGCCGAAATGGCACGTGCTGGAAACAAAGGAGCAGAGGCTTTTGGAAAGAGTGTAGTTGCCTTACATAAGATGGGAGTTGAAATGGCTACTGCAAGTAAGATTGCAGACGGATTGTTAGACTTTGAATCAAGTATAAACAATCAAATGGAAGCTTCTGTCCTTCTGGGTAGAGAGATCAACTTAGATAAGGCTCGTGAATTAGCACTCAACAACGATTTGGAAGGAGCAACTGCAGAGGTGTTAAAGAATGTAGGAGGCTCAGCTGAATTTGGCAAACTTAATCGACTACAGCAAGATGCCTTAGCTAAATCAGCAGGAATGACTGTTGAGGAAATGCAAAAAGCAATAGATGCGCAAGAGGAGCAGAATAAGTATTACGGAGAGGGAGCCAGCTTACTAGACAACATCATTGGTAAGACAATGGAAGTTGGAGGAGGAGCTATTGGCTTTATGAAAGAAAATGCAATGTGGATGGCATCAACCATTCAAATGATAGGACAACAGAATCTAGGAAAGATCAAGCAGTACGCAATGGATGCAGCGCACTGGACCAAGGAGAAGGCTCATATGCTATGGAAAAAAGCAATGGGCGGAGGTAAAGGACCTGCAGACATTGGAACAGATAAACTCTCAGAAGCAGGAAGTAAAGCGCCTAAAGACATGAACAACTCTTCGAGTAAGGTGCCTAAGGACTCTGGCAAATCCACAGGAGGCTTAACTAAGTCCATTGAAAAGATAAACCCAGCCAAGTTGTTAGCAGGAGCTGCAGCATTGGTACTAGTTGCAGCAGCAGTATTCGTATTTGCAAAAGCGGCACAAGAGTTTATGAATGTATCTTGGAGTGCAATAGGTAAAGCTATTGTAGGTATGTTGGCTTTGGTTGGAGCGTTAGCTTTAATGGGAACCTTTATGGCAGGACCACAAGCTTTATTCTTACTTGCAGGAGCAGCAGCAATGCTCGTAATAGCAGCTGCAGTATTAGTTCTAGGCCTTGCAATCCAAGAAATGGCTAAAGGACTTGATGCACTTGCACCAACATTAACACAACTCGTACCAGGCTTAGCAGTACTAGCAACGGCAGGAGCTGGATTGGCGCTAATAGGCGTATCTTTGATGGCAATTGGAGCTGGACTGACTTATATGTCTGCAGCAGGGATTGCAGCAATGCCAATATTAGGAATGCTAATTGGATTAGCAGCAGTGGCACCGGCATTAAGTGGGTTAGCAAACGCTTTAATGGGTGGTGGTGGAGAAACCGAAAAGAATGACAAGATGGATGAGTTGATTGCAGAAGTACGTTCGTTAAAGGCAGAAATGGCAAACATCACAATAAACTTAGATGGTAAGAAAGTGGGAGAAGGGTTACGTGGATCAATGAACGCAAGTAGAATTAGATAATGGCAGTAAACAAACCTTTTGCAAATCTAGATAGACTAAGTAAGCTTGTAACGCCTACTCCTAAGCCTTTTGACTTTGAACCACAACACGGATCGTCAAAAGTAAGATTAGACTTTGCGCAAAACATAAGTTTAGAGGATCGTACACAACAGGCTTCCTTAAAGACAACAAACCATCTAGCACAATACTTTCTATCAGACCAGCACTTAGGTCTTATTAAAATAAAAGCAGTTGGTGGTGGTGAGATTGCTACAAGCCCTATTCAAATCAATAACAGCATTGATAGCGTAAATCAAGGAACTATCGTTCTACCACCGTATAACGTAGCGCCAAACCAAGGTGAAACTAGCATAAGATCAACAACCATCGATTCGCTCCTTAGACAAGGAGCATCATTATCGCAGGGTATCTACAGCAGCTTAACTGTTGTTTCGGATCCAAGTACGACATTGCAAAACACAACAAGGCAAGGAACCTTTACAACCAACCAAGTAACTTATAGTGTAATTACAACGGAGAATCCTACACAGGAGATTAACCAAGGATCGGCTATAATAAAAAACACACTATTTACGCCAAACCAAGGATCGGTAAATGTAACTAGAGCGATAGCAATAGAAACAGTTGAAGCACGACAAGGAGTTCGCAAGTTTAATCAAAAGACTGTGTCTAGTATTGAACCAGCTACACCTACAAAAGATATTGAGGTCGTGATACCTCAAGCAATTTTAATACCTAAAAAAGTAACGCAGTCTGAATTAGAGGTGCCAAGTAGCATTGTGATTGTAGCACCAAGCTCCATCATAGAGCCACAGGTTCCAAACAGCGTCACAATCACAGCAGCAAGACCAGCTGGTGCATTTACAGATAATCAAGATGTACCAATCCGCACGTTAGGCTACTTAGCAGATAAGGCATCTAATGTATTGTTTCCAACACTAAATCATGGTGGCGATTTGTATATAGGAACAGGACCAAGTCCAAAAGAAGGATTTGAACCTGGTACAAACAATACAGAAACAAAAGAAAAGACTAGGAGTGTAATAAGAGTGCTAAGCGGAGTACTTACCGGTGCTCAACTAGCAGCAGCAATTCAATCATCTGGAAAAGAGGATACATCCATTTTGGAATATGGTGAGCTTCAAAACAGCCGTGACCCTAAACTAGAAGACGCTCATTACTTTACCGTCCAGACAGTACAGGGCGTAAATGGCTATGAGACTAACCCTAACCTTATATATGGTAAAGGGTTGTCTGCAACAGATACCGACGATGTAGAAGGCTTCCTTAGTACGTATGTTCGTGTTAGTGAGCAGAAAGGAACGGTGTACAACAAAGAACGTAGTAGTTGGAATAATAGTAACGGACGTAGAAAGTACATGGACATTGCTAATTACTCGCAATTACAAACGATTGTAGGCCAGAAAGAGTCGAATCCAACTCAAACAAACGTTGATGAGTATGTTGTAAGGTTAGTGAGTTCAAATGGAAAGTCTGCTTCATTCACAGCCTTTCTAACAAGCTTTAGTGATAGCTTCACAGCCAACTGGACGGATTACAACCACGTTGGACAAATGGACACTTTTAAGGTATACAAAGGAGCAACCAGACAGCTAAGCGTAGGATTTAGAGTAGTAGCTGGATTAGGAGAGGAGTTTAGTAACACGCCGGACGATGCAGCTGCAGCCATAACAAAATTGAATAACCTAGTAAACGCTGCTATAGTTGGTAATTATAATGGTAACTATGTAGAAGGTCCAATTGTAACTTTAACGATCGTAGGATTGGTAAAGGGAATAAAGTGCGCAATAGGAAGCGTTAAGATTGATACTGATGTTGCTGAGACGAGTTGGACCGATGGAAAACCTCACGTATATTCAATCTCATTAGATGCAGCAGTACTGTCTCACAATGGAGATAGACTATTCTCAACAACCACTACTTATCTAGGATAATGGAAAGATACGAAAACATACAAACAACAAGAGATGATTCTGGTAGAAGACATTATCGTAGTGCTCTAATTCAGAATATACCATACTCATCAGACGATATCTGGGTAATGACAGGACCTGGTGATCGACTTGATACGCTTGCTTATCAATTTTATGGAGAAGTAAAGTATTGGTGGATTATAGCAGCTGCCAATAAGTTGGGGTTAGGATCGGTAGCAATACCTCCAGCAACACAATTAAGAATACCATCCAACCCATTTCAAAAGGTTTTAGATTTTAATAATACAAATCAATGAGTTTTGCAGAAGAGCTTTTTTCACCCAAGACCGTACCAGCTGCTGTAAAAAAGGAGCTAGATGCACGTGCTGATAAGAAGTTTCAAAAAGGAATGTCTGGACAAAAGACGTGGTGTCATATCATGTCTATGGCTGAAGGCAATCCTGGAATAATTAGCACGTATAGCACCTTCTCACAAGCGTATCCGACAGCAAACAGACCAAATATACTGGTACAGAACTTGGATGTGAAGTCTCATGGTGAGTATGGTACTATGCGTAGAGCTAGTATTAAATTAAAGGTATTCACCGATAATGAGATGAATATGCTCGCTAAGTCGTACTTTATTCCAAATATGAGCATTCGAATTCAATTTGGATGGTCAATGTCGATCAAGTACGCAGCACTACAGCCAATTGTGGGCGCACTATCCGACGGAGACGCTAATAAGGCAATACAGGATCAAGCAGCTAGTAATCCAACCTACGACGGATTTCAAGGAAGGATAATAAGCTGGGAGTTTAATCTAGCAGACGACCAGTCTTGGGACGTGGTCCTTGATATAATTGGAGCAGCAGCTGCAGTAGGAAACATTCCAGCAAACGATGAAAGTAATGCATGCTACTGTGAACAAAAGTCACCACCACAACCAACTACAGAAGGAGGAGGTGAGGATGAAGAAGAAGCAAAGACGAGAACAAGCGCACTACAGTCGGCATTAATAAGGCTCATTGAGGACCCTAACTCATCCAGCGCGATAGCGTCAGAATTAGGTATAAAGAGTTTAGATGTAAAGAAGCTAAAGTTCAATGGTTATGAGCGAGATCAAGCTGGGACAGAGGATACCTCTGCTGCATGGTATACTTTTGGATTTGGCGACCCATCAATAGGAACAGAGGAGTCTTTTATTACATTTGGATCCCTATGTCGATTGATAGAAAGAACATGCGCACAACCAGTAGATAGCAGTGGAGAGCCTACAATTGTAGAAATCGATTGCGACAACGTAGACGTATCAAACTATGGATTTAGTCTATGGAGTGCGGATCCTCGTGTATGTTCGCTACAAGGTAGTCAAAATTCGTTAGAAGGAGGAGGACAAACTTACGACGGAAAGCTTAGCTACATATACGTCAATTGCATATATGCGTTGAGATTAGCAAAGGGATTGAGAGATAAGGATGATGGTATTATGACACTACTCACTGTCTTACTACGTGATATAAATAACGTATGTGGTAATGGTTGGGAATTTGATTTTGTCGATGTATCGGACAAAGGTACCGCTTCTAAAAAAGCAGCGCGCATAACTATTATCGATTTGAACCTAAGAAAAGATGGTGACAGTACCTACGAGTTTAAGTCGGGAGTAAATGGTGCAAGTAATGTTAGAGCAGTTGAGATGAGTATGAAACCAAGCGAAGCAATGAAGACAATGGCTCTTTATAGTAATGCAGATAAAGACAAAGCACCTGCAAGTGTACAAGGTTGTAATGATCGATTCATCAGATACGCAGAAGCAGGCAGTGTAGTAAACTTAGCTGAACCTAAAGGAAACGGCACTAAGCCAAAGAGTTGTGGTGGTGAGAAGTGCTCAGAGGAGCCAGAAGCAAAAGACAATCCGTTAGATGCACTAAGAGCAGAGGTTAACGATAAGACAGTAGCAAGTGCTAAGTCCTATCAAGTGGAGTTGAGGAGAAGTAAGGATAACAACGTTTGCAATAAAGCTGTTATGCCATTCCAACTAGGAATAACGATAACAGGAATAGGAGGGTTTACTTTCGGGCAACTAGTCACCTTAGACAGACTACCAGGAACCTTAAAGAGCAAAATAGCTTACCAAGTAACCGCGGTAGAGCACAGCATCTCTCCAGAGGATTGGACAACTAAGATTAACACAGTAGGTAGATTAAAATAATGGCAAAGCGTAGCGTATACTCAATTCTCTATCCAGACAATACCTTATATACAAAGGGATTTGAGTATAGTTTGGATGGAGAGAATTATGTAGGCGAGTACCATATTGTAGATGGTCAAGCTTATACCGGACCACCAAAGATAGGTGTCTTATATCGTAAACCATTGACCAAGTATTACGAGGATAACAACGTTTACCTATACGACAAGTTGAGTGGTTTTAAAAAAATAGAAAGCACATACATAGCCCCAAAGTACGTTAGGCCAGAACCATCACAAGGAGACTATAAGAGTGGGTACGTTATGAGATACCTACTACAATACAATCTAGATAAGAAGCAAGTGCCTATTGAAATAGGATCAACTGGCAATACTTTATACGGCAGACGAAAAGGATACGATTCTAGCCTATACGATTTGATTACGGTTAAGTGGCAATTAGTGGGACCCCTCTACGATATCACTACCACCATCAGCTCACAAAAGCAGATGATCAATGGCGAAGAGGTATTACTGAGACCGCGTATTCACACCGTACCTGGAATAATCGACGAGAACAAAAGAGCTGTACAAAAGCTATCACAACAATACCCAGCACTACCATACGCTTTTAAAAACTACGAAGAATTTGCTCAACCGACTATTCTGTAGTATATTGTCTACATGATCGTAGACTCCCTATCACAATATACAGACTTCAAACAGCAAGTAGCTGGACAGCATGTAGTATGTTGTGCAATTCCATTAAATCCACAGAAGCATCTTATCGACAATACGATCATAGGTTGGTACGTCAGGATTCTACAAGGAAACGAGTTTACTATATTCATTGAGCACCCAGAAGCCTTATACAAAGACGATGCTTTCAAGATGTTTGATAAGGCGGAAAGGTGCTATGTTGTAGACTTAACACTATCGTGAGTTGGTAGATCGTTTGCCAATAGATACTGAGAACTACAATGACTTTTATAGAGGGGTTAAGTCGGTGTTCCATAAATTAGAAAAGAATGGAATTGCTATAAACCAAGAGCTATATAAGGAAGTGTTTGGCGATCATGGTTACGTTAAGGAAGGAAAGGCCTACACCAAGTACAACCTATACACATCAACAGGAAGACCGAGTAATCGTTTTGCTGGAGTAAACTATGCAGCTCTTAATAAAGAGGATAGCACTCGTGAATGCTTCATCTCAAGGTATCCCGGTGGTAAGTTAGTAGAGATAGACTTTTCTTCCTACCATCCAAGAATCTTAGCGAGCCTTACTAAATACAAAATAGCTGACGATGAGAATCTATACGAACACTTAGCTAAGGATTACTTTGGATCAAATCCAACAGCAGAGCAAATAGCGCAAGCAAAAGAGATGACGTTTAGGCAAATCTATGGAGGTATCAATAAACAATACCTACACATAGAATACTTTGCGAGAATACAGATGATGACCGATATGCTATGGAAGCTGTACAATCAGCAAGGGTATATTAACAGCATCATGTCAAAGCGTAAGATTCACAACATAGAAGACGCTACACCATCCAAGGTACTCAACTACTTTATCCAATTACATGAGACAGAGCAGAACACAACAATCCTAAGTCAGCTATTTGCAGAGCTTCCAGAAGATATACTACCAGTATTGTATACATATGATAGTATTCTATTTGATGTCCCTGCTGGAAAAGAGCATGCACTACTAAGTGTTGTAGAAGCAATTATCCCCAGTAAATTTCCAATTAAGATCAAAACAGGAGATAATTATAGACATATAGACTAGTCCATGAAAAAGAAAGAAATCGATTACTCAGCTATCGACTACAGCGCATTCAGAAATATGTTAAATGAGTTAGAAAGCGCAGCAGGAGCAGCTGATGAAGAAAAAGCTGCAAAGCTTCAGCAAGATAAAGCCAAGCTAGATCAACAAATAGCACAACTACAACAAAGAAAAGCTGCAATACAAAAGCAGATTGACGCAATTGAGAAGAAGTAAGGATGAGACCGCAATTACTGTGCACATTTACTACGTTACAAGACTTACCGCATTGCATTGGGAGTATACACAGAGCGTATAATAATGATGTTGCTAATCTAAAGTGCTACACATACGTTCATAACGAAAACAGCATTATATGCACATACAACGTCTACAACAATAGTAGACGACTAAAAGATACCATATCAATCAACAGAAAAAAGGAAACAAACACGCTCTATAGCATAAATGCTTTGAATGCGTTGATCCGCGTCCTAAATTATGGTATATTAGATAAATCATTCATAGTTAACTGGTCAGACTATTCAAATTGTCTGCTTTTAGCACAGGGTGATGATGGATACAAAACAATTCTAATAAAAGAGTTGTCTAATCCATAAAAGTTTCGTATATTTGTTAAATAATTAAAAGTTACACAATATAACAAGACTTCCGAGTATCTTTGGAAACCACCAGTAGGAAAGAGTCAAGTACGTATCGTACCTTACGCACATGACAAGGACAATCCGTTCATCGAGATGTACTTCCACTACGAAATCAACAAGCGTACTATGGTATCGCCGATTTCATTTGGACGTCCTGACCCAATCGTTGAATTTGCTGACAAGTTAAAGCGTTCTGGTAATAAGGAAGACTGGAAACTAGGTAAGAAGATCGAACCAAAGTTCCGTGTATATGTTCCTGTTGTCGTTCGTGGAGAAGAAGAAAAGGGAGTTCGCTTCTGGAGCTTTGGTAAACAGATTTACCAAGAGTTGTTGGGAGTGATTGCTGACCCTGACTATGGTGACATCACTGACATTATGAATGGTCGTGACCTTACTATCGAGCACGTAGCTGCTGAGAAAGAAGGTGCATTCCCAAGCTACACTGTACGTGTTAAGCCTAACACTACTCCTGCAACAACTGACAAAGAAGTTGCAAGCAAGATCGTGAATGAGCAGAAATCAATCACCGAGTTGTATGAGGAATTGTCTTATGAAGAGATGACAGCTGCTTTAGAGAAGTGGTTGAATCCTGACACTAATGCAAGTGCTCCAACTGGGAAAGCTGAATCACAGATCAAGTCTGCTACCACAGCAACAAAGGTAGACGACATTAACTCAGCATTTGACGAACTTTTTAACTCATAATCCAAATGGCAAAGAAAGCAGCAGAAGAAATCTCAGGTAGAGATGAATTGGCTACGCAGTTAGCGGACAGTTTAAATAAGAAGTTTAAGGACTTCAAAGCTGCTCACTTTCTGAATGGACAAGAGGAAACTCCAACAGATTTAACAGAGTGGATCTCAACAGGATCCTCTCTGCTAGATTTGGCTATCTCAAACAGACCTAACGGAGGATTTCCAGTAGGCCGTATTGTGGAACTTCAAGGTATGGAAGCTTCCGGTAAGAGTTTGATCATGGCACACGTATTAGCTAATACACAAAAGAAAGGTGGATTGGCTGTGTACATCGACACTGAGAACGCCCTTAGTGAAGAGTTCCTACGTGCAATTGGAGTTGATGTTAACAACATGCTATATGTTCCCTTAGAGACCATCGAGGACATATTTGAAGCTGTTGAGAGCATTATCGAAGGAATCCGTAAAAGCTCAAAGGACAGATTGGTCACTATTGTAATTGACTCTGTATCAGCAGCAACTACAAAAGTAGAGCAAGATGCCGATTACGACAAGGATGGTTGGGCAACCTCAAAAGCCATCGTAATGTCAAAGGCTATGCGTAAGATTACTAACGTAATTGGAAAGCAAAGAGTATTGTTACTATGTGCATCTCAGCTTCGTGAGAAGATGGGTGTAATGTTTGGTGACAAGTACACTACCTCTGGTGGTAAGGCTCTAGGCTTCCACGCAAGCTGTCGAGTAAGATTGAAAGGTGTCGGTAAGTTGAAAAGCGGTACTGGCAAGACTGAGCAAATCATTGGCGTTCAAACCGAAGCTCAGGTTATTAAGAATCGAATGGGACCCCCATTCAAAAAAGCAACGTTCGACATCTACTTTAATTCTGGTATTGATGACTTGAATAGTTGGTTGGCTTTGATGAAAGACTACGGTATGTTAAAACAAGCCGGTGCGTACTACACACTCGTGAATGAAGAAACTGGAGAAGAAATTCGCTTCATGTCAAAAGAGTGGCGAGGAATCTTAGACAAGGATCCAGACCTTTATGATTACTGCTACAGAAAGATATGCGATATCTTTATTATGAAGTACCGCTCACAAGACCAAATCAACCCAGACGAAATCACAGTAGACGATGACGAATTATTCGACTAAGTATTTAGCCATACTCAACGAGCTACGGGTTAACGGACCGCAAAGCGATCAGCATCTAAATTCAAGGGTGCTGATCGTTGACGGTCTTAATACATTCATTAGAGCGTATGCAGCAAGTCCAGTCACAAATAGTGATGGCGAGCATGTTGGAGGTATCTCTGGCACGCTAATGAGTATTGGACATGCAATCAAAAACATTGACCCAACACGTGTGATCATTGTGTTTGATGGTAAAAACGGAACAGCTAAGCGCAGACAGCTCTACCCTGAGTACAAAGCTAATCGTAAATTCAAGATTAGACTCAATCGCTCAGAAGAAGTAGACAAGCAGGACAATCAACTGGAGCAGCTTATTAGATTAGTTCAGTACCTAGAGACACTACCATTCACAGTTATTACAGCAGAAGCAACGGAAGCTGACGACACCATTGCTTATATTGCACAAGACTACCTATCCCAGAAGGATGATAGTCAAGTATTCATCATGTCGTCAGATAAAGATTTTTATCAATTAGTAAATGATCGTATCCATATTTGGAGCCCTACTAAGAAGCGTTTTTATTATACCGAAGATGTGTATCAGGAGTATGGTATCCATCCAAGAAACTTTGCTCTATATCGTGCTTTATTAGGCGATTCAAGCGATAATATCAACGGTGTAGACGGAATAGGGGCAAAGACCATTCAAAAGAGATTTAGCGTTTTAACCGAGGATAAACAAGTCTCTA